CAACGTGTGCCACTCCCATGAATGGTGCGTGATGGTGGGAGCACATCGAGACAACTTTAATATTGTTCTGACAGACCATACCATCATAACCATCAACGTTATCAAAAGCGGTAACTTTTGGAGGTGCGGAATAGCAGCCCATAGCAAGGTCAGTGACAAATGCCTTAGCTACACGACGAGGTGTATCAGCGCTATTAGGGTCGTTGCGCCAATCAAAACCTAGAGCATCGAGATATGCTTCGTAGGCCTTTGCACCGTTATTAATAAGTTCTTCAATCTCTTCTGAGGAATGAACAACGTTATGATTAGCGTATTGGAGTTTCTTTTTATTACTTCTTAACATAAGATTAGAGTGAAGCTAGGAGTTCTTTAAGCTTAGCGTCAGTATCATCAGTAGCAGGCTTCTCTTCTGGTACCTCAACTTTTGACACAGAAGGCTCTGTCGTTGAGGCCGATTCCTTAATACCGGCAAAGATAGAATCTAAGGCATCATTTTTCTTAGCTTCAGTAACCTTAGCAGGAGCAGGAACATCATCCTCTTCTTCATCAACGGAAACAACATCCTGTACACAGAAGAAATGTTGATCCATCATACGCTGTAATTCAGCATAAGTCTTAGGCTTAATAATCTTATCCAACTCAATAATAGACTCATAGAGGGCATCAACTTTCTTAGCATCCATACCATCAAGTTTAGAAGGCGAAGTGAACTTTGAAGCCGTGTAGGTTACAAACGAACGAGCGCCTGGTCCATTAGCACGAGATTCAGACTTGATCTTAAGTGAGCAGCCCTCTGCGACGTCAAAGATCTTAACACCGAATTCATCAGCATCATCTCCGTCGATAGCGGAATTAATGATCTTGGCAAGCTCTTTGCCATAACGGATAACCTTAACCTTACCTTCGTTCTCAGGATTAGTAGGATCTGAGATAACATAAGCATTAACAAACCAGTTCTCTTTACGAGTGATAGGCTTGATCTTAGCCTTCTCTTCAGAAGTACCAGTATTATAGGTCTTTAAGACATACTGATCAATCGGGCATTGCTCTCCGTAAGTAGAAGGGCAGAGAGTAGTAACGAACTGACCTGTGCAAAGACTGTTCCAGGAATGATGGTAGTAATGGAACATTGTGCGCTTAGGATCAAGCACGTTTGGAATAAGACGAACAACGTACTGCTTGCCCGGCTCGAATTTCATAATTTCTCGATAAGAAGACTCTTTCTTGTTAGAGAGTGACTCCTTAATTTCATTAAACATATTTTTAGTGAATGTCATAGTGTTATTATTATACTGTAGGTTTTGTAGAGTTCAAGTTTTTGTCTACAAAAAGTTTTAAGCGTAAAAAAGCTTTAGAAAGAAAATTACGAGCTTCTTTGGAATTCATGTAGCGGGTGCGATATTCGTGATAATTTCTGCCAAAATTACCAAGCAAAAACTCTCTTTCATCTTCAGGCATTTGTGATATTGTAGTAAAAAGATTAGGAAACTCCATTAATACATACGGATTAATTTTGTTATGTTTGACATGGTAGGTCCAAACCGGTTCAATACTTTTTTCTTTATGAAAGATATAATCGTGAAGCTGAACGCCGTTTTTCAAACAATACTTTACAATAAACATTAGAGACTCTTTTATATCTTCTTTCTGCTGATCCGGGGACTGTTGAAAGAGTTGTTGTTTATATATTGTATAGCATTTAATAGCTCTTGGAGAAGCAAAATAGGAAAGATCAAAATATTGTACATCTGGGTAGAGTTTGTAAGGGGCTACAAAGTATGTATCCATACAGACATCCGGATACTTTGTAAAAAACACTACTAATCTTTTAATAAAGAGGTACTTTGGGTCGTTATCAAAATTAGTAAAATCTTGGCGGAGTTTAAAAGGTTTGTTACGAAGAGATCTAGATACAATTAAATGCTTATTAAAAATTTTTTGCTCTAAAGGAGTCATACTTTATATAATATATCTTTTGTATTTTTAAACAACTTTTTAATAAATAATAATGCGGTTAGAGTGTTACAGCACCCAGCTCGGAATGACTCGAGTTGTCCCGCCCAGATAATTATGAATGACATTTTAAAAAGCTATCGAGGTGGTCCATGTATATATCAAATAAAGCATAAGGCTTCTGGTAAGATCTATATCGGTTCAACTGTTAATTACAGGTATAGAAGAGTTGGTCATTTTTCTGCAACAAGTCAGTGTCCAAAGTTACAAAGAGCAGTACAAAAACATGGCAGGGATAGCTTTGAAGAAAAAATTTTAGAATATTGTAGTAAAGAAGTTTTAATAGAGAGAGAACAGTACTGGTTAAATACATTACAACCCTTCGGAAAGAACGGTTATAATATTGCTAAATATGCTATATCTCCTACGTACGGCAAGAGTTTCTCTTTAAAAACTAGAAAAAAAATTAGTGAAGCATTAAAGGGTAATAAATACGCTTTGGGTTGTAAAAGATCTGAAGAAACTAAAGCTAAAATTAGTGCCGCTAAAAAAGGGAGGATGTTTACAGAAGAACATAAACGAAAATTAAGAGAGGCGCGTAAAGGGTTTAAACATACTAAAGAGACAAAACTAAAAATGAGTTTAGCTCGTAAAGGTCGTAAGTTTGTATAAGACTATAATCACTTTTTAATCGATTTCTTAAACAGGCGTTTAGTATTTTTCGATTTTAGTAGCGGTGGGTAAAGTTGCAAGAGGCCAAGTAAAGCTTCATGCATATTTTCTGAATTTGTTACTTCAATAAACAAATCTCTGATTTCTTTATTTTCGAGTATTGTAACAAAAAGAGCAGCCGGGTTCAGGCGTTTGTTATGTATAATAGACAAATATGAACCAAAACGAAACACTCCAAGTATATACTCTTTAGTACAAACTTGCTTGAGTGGGTCATTTCTGGAATTAAAGTCATTTAAGACTTTTTCATTAAACATGCAGTTATATACTATTTACTACACACTGCACCAATAATCAAGTTTCTGGCTCTGTTAATTTTTGTAGAGTATTTTCAGCCTCTTGTACCGCTTGTTGTGTATTTTCTTGCGCAAAATGATCCGGGTTGACTTCAGATAGAGTAAGTGTTTCGTATTTGCATTTAAACGTGCAATGACCGTAGTTAACACCAAAGCGGTTTTTTTGCATTCCTAAATGTATCAAGCCAAGTTCTCTATCTTCATCTTCTTGCCAGAGTGAACAAATTACATCACAGGTAGCAGCCAGGCCGATTGATTCTGAAATACCTTCCATTCCAGGAGATGCTGTATTAAACGCACCTCGGTTTAATTGAGAGGCGGTTACAAAGGGTATATTATATTTGAATGATAGAGCACGGAGCTGCTCGGCTATTTCTTTAACTTCTGCGTATGAGTTAAGATTCTTAGATGTAGGTTTTAGTAGATTAATATAGTCAATAACTACAACATCAGGGTCAAATCCTTTATGTTTTAGTTTAGCAATATACCCGTCAATATGACGAACGGTGATAGTCTTGGGTGCGTACTCTTTAATAACTAGATGAGACTCTAATTGTTTTTTAATATGGCCAACCTGTTCTTTAATCTCATCAGTATACACTTTTAACTCATTGTGAGGTATCTGGGTGAGCTGAGTACTGATGCGCTTAGAGTACATAAACTCTGACATTTCAAGAGATATTAGAAGAGTATTTTTATTCTTCATAACCATATTAGCAGCCAAGTTACCAAGGAAGATACTCTTACCAATATTCACTTGTCCGACCAAACAAGTTAATGTCTTAGGGAACAAACCCCCTTCTAATCTTTCATCTAAGAACTTCCATCCTGTAGGAAGGGGGTTATATATTTTTGTAAGCTCTTTAATATGCTCATCAATATCCTCAAAGTACCAAGATCCCATATCCTCGGCGAGGGTGATATTATAAGCCTTCTCAAAGTCTTTTAGAGTTTCAGCGGGGTCAGCTTTACCTTGTGCGTATTTTTCAGCAGTATCAACAATAGTTTTATACAAACATCTTTCTTTAAGAAATCTTTCAGTGTTATTAAGCAGTTCTTCTTTATTAAATTTTGTATCAAGCTCTTTGAATCTGCTTGCTACTTCATTAAACGCTTTTTTCTCGTCATCAGTAGTTAATCGAGCTTTGAGCTCGGTAACCGAAGGGCACATACCTCTCTCCTGGAAGTAACTTGTAATAGCTTTAAAGACTGTCTTAATAGATGTGTCATTAAAGTACTCCGGGTCGGTATACTCTACGATAGAGGACAGATACTCTTGACTCAGAAGAGAGTTGAAGAGAATTATGTTTTCGTAGTAGTCGAGATCGAGTTTAGAAGACATCAATCAATATTATCTACTTCTTCTTTAATATCAACTGACGAGCCGCTCGAGCCATAGCAGAGTTTATCTTGCAAAACTTCTTCGAGACGAGGCATAATTTTACCCCAGAACTCTGAACTTTTTTCCAAGTCTTTTCTGTAGCCCAAGGATTCTCCACCAAACATAACCGTCCGGCCGGGCTTTTCAATAACCTGAAAAGCTTCTGCGATTTCAAAGAGACCGGCGTGTTTATCTAGACCGGACTTAAAGTTTAAATAAAGCTCGGTCTTAAGATAGTTAGGTACAAAGCGATTTTTAATCGTAAGAGCTCCAAGAGTTACACCCGAGATATTATGAGCAATTGCGATCGATTCCTCATTAGGGTTATCAGAAACTTTTTCATTTTTAGTACTCAACTGAACAAGTACAGAAGCGAGATAAATCGGTCCCTTGCCTCCTGATTGAGTCTTAACCAATGTCGGAAACATTTCCATAGAGTCATAGACGTGGTTAGAGAACAGAATCGGTACACGAGCTTTAGCTGCTTTATAGGTAAGAACGCGCATCATAGACTTGATGGCTTTTGCTCTTTGTCCGACATCAGAGGCATCTTTACCAGATGCTGAATCTCTAATCTCTTTAGCTGAAGCCAGATTACCTAACGAATCGATTGAAACGATAAACTTTAAGTCAGGGTTTTCTGCTTTAATAACGTTATCCAAGAATGTACAAATCTGGTTACGGCAATCTTCAATAGTTTCAACCGGGTAGTACTTAGTTTTAGCCGGGTCCATACCTACAGCTTCAGCTCCTTTTTTATCGACGGCTACCTCAGAGTCCCAAATTACAGCAATATATCCTTTTTTCTGAGCATTAGCCATAATCTTATTCATGATAAGAGTTTTACCGGCCATTGAGGGACCAGAAAAACCAGTAATACGGCCTACAGGGATACCCTTATACATCGAACCGCTAATAATTGCATTGAGGGCATAAGAGCCTGTGTCAATCCAATCTTCAGCGGTTGATAATGTAGATGAGTCAAGTACTGCTGCATCTGGGTTGAGGTCGTCGACTGCTTTAAAGATATCTTTAAGCCCGGAAAGAGGATCGTCTTTTTTAGCCATATATCTATTGTGCAGGAACCTTAGAGGAATGCAACCTACTATTCATCGAACAACTTTATAACTTCCGCTTGACCCTGAGGTTGCTGAGGGGCAGGAGCGGGCCCTGAGGCAAAGATTTGTTGATATTGCGCTTCAAGTTTAAAATCGAACACAACGTCAACAGCTTCTGTGATATTAGCGCGATTGTAGTTCCATGTAGTGGGTTCAGATTTATCAGCTAAGAACTCTTTGAAGAAGAGAGGAAGAATCTGCAACTGAAGTTGTCCTGTTTGCTGATTAGGCATAATATGAACAACAGCAGGATTTTTAATGCTGAGAATGTCTTTTGTGGTTTTTTCTTCTACTCTTTCGCCTAGAATTGTTCTACCTACAGCGTCAAAGAATACTACGATTTTATTTTGGTTTTGGCTCATATTGTTATATTAATAAAGTATTGATCAAAATTCTACTGCCCCATTGCCTTTTTAGTGTAATATTTGGTATTATACAGGGTTACGGGGAGCATTTTATGATCTGTAGCCCGGCAAGGATTAATATCTAAAGAACCACGACGGGAGTACAAAAGAGTCACACAGCAGGAATCAACCTCCGGGTGCTTCATAATTTCAGTATAAAGCTTCTCAGCACAAAACTCGTGGAACTCATTAACCTCTCTAAGAGATACAATCTGCTTAAAGAGAGATGCTGGCTTAATAACTGAATCAAGAGTATTAATTGAGATGTAAGCAGCACCGGTGTCTTTCTGTTTAGTGTGCCGGCAGCGTGAGCGCAGGGCATTAGTAAAGAAGCGGTTTGCGTACAGGACCTTATCACTTTTAGTATCTTGGCCGTAACCGGTAAACCCAGCCTTTTCAAATTCAATATGATTCTTTTCGGCGTTATAATCAGTAATTTCTAAAGTCTCAAGTTCTTTGCCTAAAAAGTCTTGAAGATCGAGATAATCATATAGAGGAAATACCCCTTCACTGTCTTCTCCGGACTTAAAAAACTTAACTTCAACATCTGTCTTTAAAGCTTCCTCTAAATCTTTTTTAACCTGCTGTTCGTAATTCTCAATAGCCTTTTCAACAGTATCTCCCATCTTGCACATATCAAAAGAGTTAAGATAGAGTTTAGCCGATTTAGACTCAACCATATATTCAGAGTCTGATGAATAGGTATATTTTAAAGTACCAGCAACAGGGGAACCGCTTTCAAGTAAAAAAGTGGCTTCATGGCAGTGCCAGGTATCATAACCTACAAATTCACTACCTTTAATACCCCACCCGTCTCGGGCTAATTTTCGAGGCATAGGGTTAAGAAGTGTAGGGTCAAATTTTTCGGTATAGACAGCGTATGAAGCTGAAGAACCGAGTGTTTTTGCTGCGATATCAGTTAGGTTAGTACTCATTATTTTAAATATTTTTCAATTATTTGAAGTCTTTCTTCAACAGAGCCTTTAAGTCTAATAACTTTTTCTCTATTTTTTGGCGACATTTTATGTGTAATTAAATCTTCAAAAATTTCAATTACGTCATTTCTAAATTTATGATCAATACTACGTTCACCATCATCAACTAAATCTACATCAGACGGATCTGTATAAAAGATATAATCTAGTTTATTAATTAGAACACTATAAACGCTACTAAAAGCATGCAATACATCTTCAGATACTTTTTTATTATTTACCTGATATTTTGTATAAACATAACCATCTAAAATACAACGATCAAGAATTAAATTATCTCCCGGTAACAGATGATTCTTAATATGTTCAGCAAGAATGTATAATTGTGTTTCAGTGCCCCCTGCTTCGTTGATATTTACACCGTAAGATCTTTTAACCAATCTAGTCACCTCATCTACAAATCGATAATCTCTATAGATTTCTTTGCATTTTTGCAAAAGTGTTGACTTTCCTGTACACTGTGCTCCCGTATAAGCTACTCTCATAATCCTTATATTATAACCTATCTTCTAAAAAAGTACACCACAATTCTGCAGCTTTTGCATGAGTGACCTTAAACACCATATCAAGATCAAGACCTCTAACTAAAAATTGATTCTTAGCTAAGATCTTACCAGCATCAAGCTCGGCAATACATTCATGAATAACATTTCCGGAATATTTTGCTTTGTCTTCAAATATTCTAACTTGAGGATCTTTTCCTTTATATTTTTCGTACCCTTCTAAATGAATCGGTGCGGGGTGTAGGTTGTAAATTTCATATATATTACAAATTTCAGGAGGAATAATTCTTAACCATCCATGCAAAGTAACAAAAGATCCGCTAGGAATAGCCTGAATGTATTCTTCTACAGTTGGCTTTTTAGATAACCAAACAAAACGGTCACCATATTCTTCAAACAGTTCAGGTTTAATTTCTAAAAACTTATCTTTAGGTTTATTTGTAATGATAATATCCGGGATACGCTCAATCTTTTTTGAGATATTATAAATCTCAGAACCGGTCATAGAAAAAAATACAACCCAACTACGTTTATTTTGCATAAATCTTGATTTTATATTCAGAAAATTCTGGTCCTTGGCCCCAGTAATCTACAGTACTATCTATATCAACTTCGTTACCAGAACGTGTTAAAACTTTTATAGAATACTCTTGTTTTGTTCCATCTTCGATAATTCTTTTCCAATACCTTTCACCTTGTTCAGTGTGTCTGTTATCACTAATAATAAAATTATATTTTTGTAAATAGTAATTAAAGAATAAATTTCTTGCAGTTCCTTGATAGCGAATTTCGTTCCATACACCTAAACATTGTAATCCGGTATCTTGTTTTTGAAAAATAAAATAGCAAGTTATTAGTGGTTGCCGGGTGATCCAGTAATCCATAAACTTATCGCTAGCATAACTATCGCGATAGAGTGTTAAATCTTGATTTAATATCTTCTGAGTTGCTATGGTAGGTATTTCATCAATAATTCTTTGAGATTCGTGAAAATTAAAACCCGTATCTTCTAAATCATCTCCGTAATGTCTACCTATCCTCATAGGTGATTCGGTTAAAATTACTTCTTTACTTCGATAATAATCTATAAACTCTTTAAATTCAGTCATCTGCAGAATTTTCTAAACTGTGTAATGTTCCAGAACGAGTCGTAGATTTGCTGCTCAGTCAACTCAGCATCAATGAAATCAACAAGCTTTACTGACCATTTTTCTGATAGTCCGTAGTTTGGTTCATATTTTTTTCCCAAAATACCTGCCACAATTGGATTTGAAGTGTCAATAGTTTCTATATATTCACTAAGATCGTTTTCAGCATAAAGTGAGAATTCCCATGGAACAGAAGCGCCTAGGAGGTGATGTGGTTTACTAACATCCAAAACATCATCGTTGTAAAGATCATTAAGAAGTTTGACCCGGCCTAGAGCAAATTTAGTCCATTTATTAGTTTCAAGATTAAACATATACCCCGGTACTTTAATCTGGGTAGTAGAATAATTTTCTTGATAATAAGAATAGTCGAAAGAAATAGCTACCTTGTCAACTTTTGGAGCTACAAATTTATAGCAGTTAACAATCTCTTCATACGTTCTGCCCTGGACTACACCAATTTTACGACCCGGTAGATCGGAATATTTTGATAAGAAGTTATCCATCGATAGGCAAGTACCTGATGTATCTTCTAATACATCAGGAATAATGTATTCTGTTGGTCTTAAGCGATTTATCCAATGGGCATATTCATCTGGATCAAAACTTTCGCCGAGCTCAAAAACCGAAGTATCAAGTAAGACGTGGCGACCGTATTCTACGGACTTAAAATAAAAGTCCCGATAAGCAGGGTTTATGGGTAGCAAATGCACTAAACAATAATCTCCGTCGTTATAGCCCCAAGAATATGGTAAGAGCTGTACAGGTGTTTCATGAAAAATTTTCATATGACATATAGTATATTATTTTTAATAAAAAACAACATTTTTTTAAAAGATGTACTAATTAATAATAAAAGGCATAAGTAAATATATGATTTATAAAAAAGATTATTTTGGTTATGTTTATTTGTGGTATGATACAGTTCGTAAAAAGTTTATTATTGGCTCTCATCATGGAAATGTTAATGACCGTTATAAGACAACTACAGGGGGCAGACATGTAAAAAACATTTTTAAAAAAAGACCTAACACAATGAAGTTTAAAGTGTTACAATACAATCAAGAAATTGACTGTAGTAAACACACAAAGAAGCTAGAACAAAAATGGCTTGATTTAAGACCTAATATTAAAAACAACTCAAAATATTACAATATAAGACAGAGTGCTTCTGGTTTTAACAGTGATGAGTCTTCAAAAATACAAAAAGATAGGGTAAAAAGAGGTATTCATCATTTTTTAGGAGGAGAAATACAAAAAAAACTAGTCAAAGAAAATAAACATCATTTTCAGAGTGAACAGCATAAAATACGAGCAAGAGAGCAAAACAAACGTCTTGCTGCAATCGGTTGTCACCCTGTACAAATTATGGTTAAAAATGGCACGCATCACTTTTTAGGAGGTAAAATTCAAAGGGAAACGAATTTAAAAAGAGTCAAAGAAGGTAAACATATTTTCACATCTAAATTTGCTCGTAAGAACGCTTTAAAAAGAATACAAGCTGGTAATCATCATTTTCTTAAAAGTGATTTTAACAAACGGCCGTTTTTACTTAAATGTTCAGACGGTCGAGAATGGAAATATGCTAGTAAGGTAGATGCAGTTAAAGACGGGTTTACAGCGGGTGTTATCGATAAGCTTAAAAAACAAAAAATCTTTACATATCAAAAAAATACAAACACAAAGAAAAAAATACAATTTAAACCGGGAGATACTTTATATTTTACAGATCTTCAATCTCCAAATAAATCAAATAAATCTGTTTGAACTTCTTTACCAATCACGGGAATTCTCCATCCAATAGCTTCGTAAACAGCCTCGATGGGAGGTACTACAATCTTACCGAACATCTTATCATAGTCAATTTTAATCTCATGAAACTCATTAGGGTACTCACTAGCAAACGCTACGGCATCCAATCCGTAAGGGTTTTTCATAGCGTAGAAATATTTGATCTTCTGACCGGAATTAATAGACTCGTATTTGGTCTGTATGCCCATTTTTTGAAGTAAAAGGTTGTAAGCTAACGCTGCTTTAACGTGACAAGGTGTACCGAGGTTAAATTTATGAAGAGAAGCTCCTTCAGAATACTTTTCTAGCTCTTTTACCGCTTTACGAAAGGCTGCTTCAGAAACATCAAGGTTCTTAAAGTGGTCGTAAGCTTCCCGGAATACCTCATTAGTTTTTTTGACATCTTTTGTAAGGAAGGCTGTATCAATAGTTTTCTTGATCAGTGCTTTAACCTCCTTAGGGGTTGTTGAACGGGCTAATTCAACACCTACATATTTGAACTTATTGGTAGGAACCCCTTCTTCATCTAAGATATG